GATCATGTCCGAAGCTGCCGAAGAGTTCCAGACTCAAATGACTGAACAAGTTGATGAGTATCTGAACTATGTTGTCGAGCAGTGGATGGAAGAGAACAAGCTGGCTGTCGAGTCTGGTCTGCGCGTAGAAATCGCAGAAGAGTTTATCGGCGGCTTGAAGAACCTGTTCATGGAACACTACATCGAAGTTCCAGAAGACAAGGCTGACCTCGTTGAGCAGATGGCATCGTCCGTCGCTGACATGGAAGCTAAGTTGAATGAACAGGTCGAAGAGAACAAGAAGCTACAGAAGTCGCTTAACGAGTCCAAGGCTAAGGAAGTTCTTAGCAAGATCGTTGAAGGGCTGACTACTGTTCAGGCTGAAAAGATTAGGACTCTCGCAGAGGGAGTTGAATTCACCACAGAGGGTGAGTATTCGCAGAAGCTCGCAGTGATTCGCGAGAATTACTTCCCAAGTAAGAAGACGAAGGGTGAGGCTCCGCAGGCTCTTGTTGAGACTGAACAGCCAAAGGAAGTAACCGATACTATGGATTGGTATGTAAAAACACTTTCGAAGCAGCTACCTAAGTAACTGCAAACCTCTAACGGAGAAACTACAATGTATCTATCAGAAACTTTTAGCAAGAAGTGGGAGCCGATGCTTGATCATCCTGAACTCCCTAAGATTGCTGACCCTTACAAGCGAGCAGTCACCGCTCTGGTTCTTGAGAATCAGGAAAAGGCAATGCGCGAAGAAGCGGCAGCATATGGCAACCTGTTCGAAGCAGTGCCTAACGCAGTTGGCGGCGGCATGTCGCCTGTCGTTGGTGGCGAAGGCAACATCAAGGGCTTTGACCCTATCCTGATTGGTCTGGTACGCCGTGCGCTGCCTAACCTGATGGCGTATGATGTTTGCGGCGTTCAGCCAATGACCGGTCCTACGGGACTGATCTTCGCAATGCAGGCTAAGTATGCAAATACTCAGGCATCGTCCAACACTGACCTGATTGGTCGTCCAGAGGCTCTGTACAACGAAGCTAACACTGCATGGGCAGGCACCGGAACTCATAACGACGTTCTCGGCAGCAACATTGCTAACGTTGTGCTGGCTAACACCGGTACGGGTATGGCAACGTCTGCGGCAGAAGCACTTGGCACCACCATGGCGGAAATGGGATTCACCATCAGCCGCGTATCGGTTGTTGCTAAGAGCCGTGCGTTGAAGGCACAGTACACCCTTGAGCTTGCACAAGACCTCAAGGCAATCCATGGTCTGGACGCGGAAGCCGAGCTTTCCAACATCCTGTCCACGGAAATTCTGGCTGAAATCAACCGCGAAGTCGTTCGCACGATCTATGCATCTTCGAACGTCGGCGTAACTGGTCTGGCAACGGCACAGTTCAACCTACTCAGCACTGCTGATACCAGTGGTCGTTGGGCGGTTGAGCGTTTCAAGGGTCTTCTGTTCGCAGTCGAAAAGGCTTGCAACAAGATCGCGAAGGACACGCGCCGTGGTAAGGGCAACATTCTGATCGTCAGCACCGACGTAGCATCTGCACTTGCTATGACCGGTCTGCTCGACTATCAGGGCGCTCTGACCAACAACACCAACCTGACTGTTGACGATACGGGCAACACCTTCGCGGGTACCCTGTTCGGACGCATCAAGGTCTACGTTGATCCATACTCGGTAACGGGTGCGGATTTCGTTATCGTCGGCTACAAGGGCAACACGCCTTATGACGCCGGTCTGTTCTACTGCCCATACGTCCCATTGCAGATGGTACGTGCAATTGACCCTGACACCTTCCAGCCAAAGATTGGCTTCAAGACTCGTTACGGTCTGGTTCAGAACCCATTTGCGAACTCGCAGCAGGGCGCTGACACCGCAGTAAGCGGAACGATTGGCAACGGCACGAACACCTACTACCGTAGGTTCCAAGTTGTCGGTCTGATCGGATAATAACGATAACTACACAATAACGATAACAATCGTAACTGAACCGGGGGAGCCGCAAGGCTCCCCCTTTTTTATTACCTAAATAAAGCATAGGTCTATTTGGAGCAACCAATGGCAGCAATCACCCGTAATCCTACTAATCGCGACCTGTTGCAAACTACCAAGTTTCGATTGAATTTCAGTCGCCTGCCGGGAGTCACGTACTTCTGTCAGACTGCCAACCTTCCCGGTATTAGCCTAACGGAAGTTACTTACCCTACGCCGTTCATTGACCTGTTTGTTCCCGGCGAGAAAGCCATTTATGATACCTTCAATGTCACCTTCATGATCAATGAGGATATGGAAGACTGGATTCAGATTCATGATTGGATTCGGGCTATGACGTTTCCAACCGATTTTAAGGAATATGGCGACCTGAAAAGATTGTCTCAAATGTCTTTCAATCAGGCTCGCAATAAGATGCCGCCACAATATGCTGACGGTATTCTGACCATATATTCGAATAAGAACAATCCACGCTTCCGCATTCAGTTTAAAGACTTGTTCCCGACCACCCTAAGTTCAATTCAATTCTCAGCCCTCGACTCAGCCGAAAACATTCCAACGGCTGACTGTACTTTTAGGTACTCTTATTATAACATCGAAAAGCTTTGATTTTTCACACAAACTCTGGTATAATACTACTTGAATGACCACGGAGATTTGCTATGATTCCGACACTTGAAGACTTGATGGATAATTGGGAACGTGATTCGAAGGTGGATTCCACCGAGCCGGGAAAGGAAGTCCTGCGCGTACCCGTACTTCACAACAAGTATAACAAGTTCCTCTCTCAACACAACCTTGCCTTGAAGAAGTGCGTCATGGACGTAGCCAAGATGCGCAAGCTCAAGTGGATGTACTACAATGGCAAGCTGACTCAGGAAGAACTTGAGAAGTTTGGTTGGGAGCCGTTTCCATTCACGCTAAAGGCTGACCTCAACATCTATATGGATGCTGACGATGATCTTCAACGTCTTAATGCCAAGAAAGCATTGCATGAAGAGTGCGTTTCCTTCTGTACCAATGTCATGAAGGAACTGAACAACCGCACTTGGCAGCTACGCTCGTTCATGGATTGGGAAAAGTTCATCATGGGTCAGAACTAATGAATGGTAACAATAGAACAGGTTAACAACGTATGGGCTAAAGTCCACTGTGAACCGTCCGTAGCACAGGAGCTATCGGACTTTTTCACCTTTTCTGTTCCTAACGCTCACCACTCTAAGAGAAATAACGAGCGCCTGAAATATTGGGACGGAAAGATTCGCCTGTTCTCCGTTCGAACTCATCAAATCTACGCTGGTCTAATTGACTACGTAGTAGAATTCTGCAAGATCAATGACTATGAGTGTACCGTCACTCGGCTGGTATCCGACTTGCAGGATAACCTAAAATTCGCACTACCGAAAAGCCTAAAGATCGAACCGCGTGACTACCAGTTGAATGCAGTCGCGTATGCTCTATTGAAAGGTAGGGGAATCATTGTTTCTCCTACCGCATCAGGCAAGTCTCTGATCATCTACCTTATTGCTCGTAATCTGTTGGGGCAGGGTAAGAAGCAGGGACTCCTAATCGTACCGACCACTTCTCTTGTCGAGCAGATGTATACCGACTTCAAGGAATACGGATGGAACGTAGAGAAGCACTGCCAGCGAGTTTACTATGACTCGGGTGACTCCCGCCAGCCGGATCGCCCACTGGTAATCAGTACATGGCAGTCTATCTATGCCATGCCAAAGGGATACTTCAAGCAGTTCGACTTTGTGATTGGTGACGAGGCTCATCAGTTCAAGGCTGACTCGCTCAAGAAGATCATGACTAATCTCGTTAATTGTGATTTAAGAATTGGTACTACCGGTACTCTTAACTCTGAAAAGGTTAACAAGCTGGTTCTTGAGGGGCTATTCGGTACTGCGAAGAAATTCATCAGCACCAAGGAACTAATTGATAGAAAACAACTAGCCGATTTCAGTGTAGAGTGTGTTGTTCTCAAGCATCCCGAAGAGGTTTGCAAGAAGATGCGCGGTGCTGAGTATAAGGATGAGATTGACTACCTGATCGGCTGTCAGAGCAGGAACTATTTCCTGAGAAACTTAGCAATAAAACTTGACGGTAACTCTCTGTTCCTATATACTTATGTAGATAAGCACGGAAAGATATTGTATGATCTTTTCCGTGATACGATAGATCACCAGAGAAAGATTTTCTTCGTCTGTGGAAACACAGACGTTGATGACCGGGAACAAGTTCGTAAATTGACGGAGCAAGAATCCAATGCCATCATCATCGCAAGCTACGGAACATTTTCTACCGGTATCAATATTCGCAACCTTCATAATGTGGTGTTTACTAGCCCAACTAAAAGCAGAATACGAACGTTACAGTCTATCGGAAGAGGACTTAGGTTGGGAGATAACAAGGAAAAAGCCACCCTTTACGATATCGCGGATGACTTGAGATACAAGTCTTACGTGAATTACACCCTGCAACATTATGAAGAACGTGTCAAGATGTATAGTGAAGAACGATTCCCATTCAGAATTCACAACATAGGAATACGCTAATGCATCAGCCAACGGATACTCTAGTCCCAAAGTTCTATAAGCTCACCACTGGTGAGGACATTGTTGCATACGAACTTGAAGACACAGAAACACACATTCTAATCAAGCAACCCATGGCAATTGTCATTGAAAATAATTTCATGGCTGCAAAGCAACTCCTGAACGTGCGTGAATGGATTCCACCCATCGTTGCCAAGAACGATCAGGTTAATCTGCCTAAGACTTTAATTATGTTCTCGTTGGAAGTGAACGACGAGTTCAAGCATGAGTTCGCAACTGTCGTTAGCTATTTTTATGGCGTTGCGCCAGTTAAGAAAAGACCGAAGAGAGAACGGGTTGGTAGTGAGGATAAGAACGTAATTCCGTTTACGGTTGTAAAGGATGACAGTGGTAAGGTTCATTAATCCTTTACTAAATGATTACATCTATTCATTCATTCGCTACACGCTCATTATACAAACCAAACGAGGGCTTGTCAAGTTTAAATCATTATGGCTAAAACAAATTATATTGATAACAAGAAATTCCTAAAGGAAATGGTGACTTACAGAAGAGCCGTCCGCAAGGCGAAACGCGAGGGACTGCCGAAACCGCGCATCCCCGAATACGTGGGCGAGTGCTTCATGAAGATCGCGGAGAACCTGTCACATAAACCTAATTTCTTGTCCTACACCTTTCGCGAGGAAATGATAAGTGATGCTATAGAGAACTGCGTCATGTACGCGGATAACTTTAATCCAGCGAAATCCAAGAATCCATTTGCCTATTTTACTCAGATCGTGTATTATGCTTTCTTGAGGCGCATTCAACGCGAGAAAAAGCAGTTGTATGTGAAGTATAAGTCTACTGAGATACATGGAGTCTTAGACGAGTTTGACCAGTTGGACGATGGCGACGGAAATAATCGGCAGTTCGAAATGTACGAGAACATCAGTGAGTTCATTCAGAACTTCGAAGATGCCAAGGCTCGCAAGAAAGCGAAGCAGAAGTTGAACCTCGACAAGTTTATAGATGACTAAATCCATTCGCAAGAAACAGAAGACACTTCGCAGACACGCCAAGCCGGGAGATTACCATGCACAGTCTCCCGGCTACTGGCGTCGGGAATTACGCAGACGAGACAGGATGAACGATGAAAATAGCCATACTCGGTGATACACACTTTGGCATGAGGAATGACAATCAGGCATTCCATGACCTATACAAACGGTTCTATACGGAGACATTCTTTCCCTATCTGAAAGAGCATGGCATCGGACATGTGATTCAGCTAGGCGACCTGTTTGATCGTCGCAAGTACATCAATTTCAATACGCTCAAGCAGGCGCGGGATTACTTCTTTAATCCCCTCAAGGAACAGGGTATCGTCATGGACACGATCCTTGGCAATCACGATATCTACTACAAGAACACACTGGAAGTGAATTCCACCACGATGCTGCTCGCTGAGTACGACAATGTTCATGTCTGCCGCGAACCAGTACAGGTTGACTTCGGTAATGGTGCGGTGTTCGATTACATTCCATGGATATGCGAAGAGAATGAAGCGCAGATCAAGGAATACATCAAGAATTCCAAGAGTCCGTATTGCGTCGGTCACTTCGAACTGACTGGCTTCGAAATGGATCGTGGCAACATCTGCTATGGTGGATGGGATGCGCACTATCTCTCCAACTATGATGCGGTCCTGAGTGGTCACTTTCACCATCGTTCGCAGATTGGTAACATCCTGTATTGTGGTAGTCCCGGTGAGATTACGTGGGCAGACTATGATGATCCGCGTGGATTCCACACCTTCGATACCAAGACGCATGAAGTGGAGTTCATTCGCAATCCACATACGATCTTCCGCAAGATTGTCTATAACGACGATGAATTGTATTTCGATGATGTGGCTAAGAAAGATTTCAGTGAGTACACAGGCAAGTATCTCAAGGTGGTCGTTTCGAAGAAAACCAATACATTCCTCTTTGAGACATTCGTTGATCGGCTGAATTCGTTTAATCCGCTGGATGTTACCATCGTTGAGAATTTCAATGAGGAACTTGGTGCAGATGGCGAGGAATTAGACGAAGCCGAGGATACCATGTCAATTATTGACAAAGTGGTAGATGGGCTGGAAATGGACTTGCAAAAGCCGCGCTTAAAGAGTATACTAAGGGAAGTGTATACGGAAGCACTCGCGATTGAATCATGATTGTATTTAAAAAGGTCCGGTGGAAGAACTTTCTCTCCACCGGAAATAATTTCATTGAGATTGATCTTAATCTCCACCCCAATACTCTAATTGTGGGCGAGAATGGTGCGGGTAAGTCTACCGTATTAGACGCACTGACCTTCGGCTTGTTCAATAAGCCATTCCGTAATATCAATAAGCCTCAGATCGTCAACTCCATCAACAGCAAGGACTGTCTGGTTGAAGTTGAATTTGACGTTGGCTCCAAGAGATATCTGCTGCGCCGTGGAATCAAGCCTAATATCTTTGAGATTCACTGCGACGATAAGTTGGTCAATCAGGATTCCAAGGCGCGTGACTATCAGGATATGCTGGAACGCATGATCCTCAAGATGAACTACAAGTCATTCACGCAGATCGTGATCCTTGGTAGTGCATCGTTCACACCATTCATGCAGTTGCCAGCCGCAGATCGTAGGGCTGTTATCGAAGACCTTCTCGACATTCAGATTTTCTCCAAGATGAATGTGATCGTCAAGGATCGGCTTGCTGAAATCAAGAACGAGCTTAATGAAATCAAGATTCGACTTGAAGCAGTCAAGGAAAAGATCGCTCTACACAAGAAGCATATTGAAGACCTCAAGCGCAACAATCAGGAAATGATTGACGCGAAGAGAAAACAGATTGAGGAAGCCAAGCACCAGATCATTGCGCTGGAAACCGAGGCTATTCAACTGAACTCAAAAGTAGTTCAATTGACCTCTAAAATAGGTCATGAAGGTGGGTTGCTTGCCAAGCAGAAAAAGCTGCTGACCTACGAGACTCGCATCGAATCCAACAAGCGCAAGGTTGAGAAGGAAATTGAATTCTACCACGATAATGATTCCTGCCCGACATGCAAGCAATCTATAGATGCTGACTATAAAGCTGATAGAATCAAGTCATGCTCAGAATCGGTCAAGGAATTCGATGCCGGTCTAAATAAATTAAGTGGTGAAATGTATGCCGTCGCGGAAGAACTCAAAGCAATCTCCAAAATCACAGCCGAAATACAGTCTGTGGGAAGGGATATTGCTAACACCAATAGTTCTATTGTTCACAATAGACGGTACGTTGATATACTTGAACAAGAAATTAGGGGACTTAGCGGCAACAAGCTTGTCTCTGGTGACACCGAAGACCAGTCCCAAAAACTCTTCGATGAACTCACCGGATACATCGAAAGGCGCAAGAAAGTCTCGGACGAAAAAGAGTACCTAGATATTGCAGCGCAGCTATTGAAGGATGGTGGTATCAAGACCCGTATCATTCGGCAGTATCTACCTATCATCAATAAGCTGGTAAACAAGTACCTCGCAGCCATGGATTTCTTTGTCAATTTCCATATGGACGAGGAATTCAAGGAAGTGATTAAGTCGAGGCATCGTGATGATTTCTCGTACAGTAATTTCTCCGAGGGAGAGAAGCAGAAGATTGACCTTGCGTTGATGTTGACTTGGCGAGCTATTGCACGTATCAAGAATAGCGTGAACACGAACCTGTTGATTCTGGACGAGACATTTGACTCAAGTCTGGACACTAAGGGAACTGACGCGCTGCTGGATATTCTGCATCAGATGCCAGAGAACACTAATATCTTTGTAATTAGTCACAAGGATCAGTTGCACGATAAGTTTAACCAGTCTCTCAGGTTTGAGAAGAAACAAAACTTTAGCAGGATAGTACAATGAGCAAAAAGATTAAGTTCGTAGATGGCAACATGGTCGAGTACGAAATCCTCAATCTGGTGGATCAGTACAATTCCATTTTGCGTGAGCCGACCAAGGAAGTAGACTTTGATCAGGTGCCGGGGCAACAGGTGGCTTACCTAGCCATGTCTCTGATGGAATCGCTCAAGCATCATCAGGGCATGGGATTGTCCGCGAATCAGGTTGGACTCGCCGTGCGCATGTGTGCAATTGATGTGGGTGATGAAGGCAAGATTTACTGCCTGATCAATCCTCGCATTCTTGCACAGTCCGAGACAATGCAGAAAGTCAACGAGGGATGCCTGTCGTTCCCCGGTTTGTTCCTCACCATCGAAAGACCTGATTGGGTTGAGATTGAGTTTCAGGCGGCGAACGGTGACAAACTGACCAAGCGATTCGAAGGTATCTACGCAACGTGCGTTTTGCATGAGTTGGATCACCTTGACGGGATCACATTCACTACTCGCGTGTCGAGCGTCAAGCTGGACATGGCACGGCGCAAAGTCAAGCAAAACCTTAAGAAAATGAAGAAGATAAGAGAGCATCTCGCAAGTGCTTGATTCTTAAAGGCTTTTGGGGGTTGCTTTTTGCTTGTAAATACCCCATACTGGTAATACAGTAGAGGGTACTATGTCGAACACGCTCATTCAAACGAAGTCAATGCTCGCGAAGCTACTCGCGGGTGAAAACATCAATGTCGTTCATCAAAGCGGCATTTCCACGGCATCGTTCGACCTGACTGCGCGGACCATGTATCTCCCGATATGGGAAGACATGGACGGCGACATTTACGATATGCTGACCGGTCATGAAGTCGGTCATGCCAAGTGGACCCCGCAAGAGGGTTGGCACAATGCGATTGACGAGCGCGGCAGGAAATTCAAGTCCTGCATGAACGTCATCGAAGATGCGCGAATCGAAAAACTAATCAAGCGCAAGTATCCCGGTCTAGCTAAGTCCTTCGCGAATGCCTATCGCACTCTGTACGAGCGCGATTTCTTCGGCATCAAGAAACTCAAAGACCTTTCCAAGCTGAATCTCATTGACCGAATCAACATTCACTGCAAGGTGGGTGCGCATGTTATCGTCCCGTTTACGGATGACGAGCGCAACATCGTGCGCGAGGTTGAAAAGGCTGAGACTTGGGAACAGGTCATGGACATTTCCGTTCGCGTGTTCGATTATGCGAAGAAGGAAGATTCCAGCAAGATCAATTCGCTGGATGATCTGACCGAAAAGTTGCTCAAGGAATACGCCGAAAAGCTGAACGAAGAGTTCGAAGACTCTGATGAAGAGTCGGATGGTGGCGATTTCGATTTCGATGATGAAGAGTCGGAAGACCTTTCGATTGACGGTAATGCGCAGTCGGAGTCTGACGATTCTGAAAAGACCGAAGACGAGGAAGGAAACACCGAAACCAAGTCTAAGGGTGGCAATGCGTCCGACGATTCCGAGGAAGACAAGGAAGAGGAAGACGAGGACAATGCTGAATCCGGCAAGGCTGGCGGCAATAACGGTCCTGCGGCTGACCTTCCTGATGAAGAGAAGGCAGAAGAGGAAGAGCCTGAGTCTATTACGGATCGCATTTTCCGTGATCGCGAACAGGAACTTTGCGTAGGCAACGTTGAAGTCTACACGTACACGCTTCCCGAGCCGATTCTGGAAAATATCGTCGTTCCCGGCGAAGCGGTTGTGAAGCAGTTCCACATTGCTTACGATGCTTCGAATCGTCGCGGACTGCCGATTGCGCAGAATTGCATCAAGACGTTCGAACAGAATAATGGCAAGTTCATTAACATGCTTGTCAAGGAATTCGAAATGCGCAAGAATGCCTCGCAGTATGCGCGGCAGCAGACAGCGCGGACTGGTGAGTTGGACATGTCCAAGCTGCACCTTTATCGGTTCAGCAATGACCTGTTCAAGAAAGTGACTGTTGTCCCGAAGGGCAAGAGCCACGGTCTGATCATGTACGTGGATATGTCCGGTTCCATGAGCAACGTGTTTGGTGCGACGATGGAACAGGCTCTTATTCTTGCGGTCTTCTGTCGCAAGGTTGGCATTCCGTTTGACGTTTACGGCTTTTCGGATGGTGC